GCAAGGTGAACTGGTCCGACAACCCTTGGTTTCCTGAGACGCTGCGGCTGGAGAAGGATGCGCTCAAGGAACGCGACATTGAGTCCTATAACACGGTCTGGGAAGGCATTTGCCGGCAGACGGTGGATGGTGCCATCTTCGCCCGCGAGATGCAGATGGCGGAGCTCCAGGGCCGGATTACGACCGTCAACTACGACCCGAGCAAACCTGTCCACGCGGTGTTTGACCTTGGCTGGTCCGACTCTACGGCGATCTGGTTTCTGCAGTTCATCGGCATGGAGACTAGGCTCATTCGTTACCTTGAGGACAGCCAGCGCACCATCAGCCACTACATGTCCGAGATGCAGAAGTTCGGCTACGTCTACGACACTCTCTGGCTACCCCATGACGCTCAAAACCAAACCCTTGCCGCTGCGGGTCGCAGCATCGAGGACATTGTTCGCTCGGCGGGCTATAAAGTCAGCATTATTCCCCGCGTACCGATACCCGACTCGATCAACGCAGCGCGCACGATCTTCCCGAACTGCTGGTTCGACCGAGAGAATGCGGCGGATGGGATTTCGTGCCTGCGCCACTACAGATATGATGTAGACCCCGAGACTGGCGGTTTTTCCAAGCAGCCGCTGCACGATCACTACAGCCACGGCGCGGACGCTTTCCGCTACATTGGCCTGATGGTCAACGAGCCGCGCAAGGCTAAGAAGAAGGCAACCTTTTCGTTGCCGGCGAACTGGATGGGATGAACATGGCCTACTACTCTGACAACGATTTGAGCTCAGACAAGCGCATTGACGCGGCAATCAAGTTCCTGCGCCTGGCGGGCGACTCCGACTCCAGCAACCGGGCCGACGCGCTGGATGATTTGAAATTCGCTGCCGGCGACCAGTGGCCAGTTGAGATTCAGAATAGCCGAAACCTTGACGCCAGGCCGTGCCTGACGATCAACAAGATCGACGCCTACGTGCGTCAGGTTACCAACCAGCAGCGCCAACAGCGGCCCAGGATCAAAGTTCACCCGACCAACACCCAGGCGGATACCAAGATCGCGCAGACGCTTGAGGGCATTACCCGGCACATCGAGGAGAACAGCAACGCCGACACGGCGTACGACAATGCCTTCGACTATGCGGTGCGGATGGGGTGGGGTTACTGGCGCATTGTCACGGATTACGTGCGCGAGGATTCGTTCGACCAAGAGATTTACATCCAGCCTGTTGACAACCCATTCAGCGTCTACTTCGACCCCAACAGCGTGCTGCCGGACGGCTCCGACGCCGAGCAATGCCTGATTACCAGCGTGATGCCCAAGGCCGTCTTCCGCGAGATGTTCCCCGGCGCGGACGATGGCGCCAACTTTCTTCAGCGCAGCACGGGCGACGATAGCGCTGACTGGGTGATGACCGAGGACATTCGGATCGCCGAGTATTTCCACGTTGAGCGGGTCAAGACGAAGTTGTTGATGCTGTCCGATGGCACCAAAATCTACAAGGACGAGCTGCCCAGCAACGAGTTCCTGGCGCTGGCGGGCATCACCATCGTTGACGAGCGTCCGAGCTACCGCAAGGTGGTCAAGTGGTGCAAGTTGACCGCCATGGAAGTGCTCGAGGAAAAAGACTGGCCAGGCCGGTATATCCCTGTGGTGCCGTGCTACGGCCAGCAGCTTATCGTTGAGGACAAGCGCAAGAAGTTTGGCCTGGTGCGGTTTGCCAAAGACCCGCAGCGCATGTACAACTTCTGGCGCACCTCAATGACCGAGAGCATTGCGCTGGCGCCGAAGGCCAAGTGGCTGCTCGCCGAGGGCCAGGACGAGGGCCACGAGGACGAGTGGGCGCAGGCCAACATCAAGTCAAGCCCAGTCCTGCGCTACAAGCAGACGGACATTGACGGTCGCCCCGCCCCGCAGCCGGCCCGCCTGCAACCCGAGCCTCCGCCAGTTGGCGTGATGAGCGCCGCCGATGCGATCAACTCTGACCTGCAGATGGTCCTTGGCATCACCGACCCCAACCAGCTGCCCAGCGGCAACATCAGCGGCAAGGCGCTCAACGGCCAGCAGCAGCAGGTTGATCTGTCCAATTTCCACTACTTCGACAACTTGACGCGCAGCATCAAGCACACCGGCAAGATTTTGTTGGACCTGATACCCAAGATTTACGACACCCAGCGCGTGATGCGGATCATTGGCGAGGATGGCCAGCCGGACATGGTGACCATCAACGAGCAGGGCCAGGACGAATACGGCGTCCAGAAAGTGCTGAACGACGTCACGGTGGGCGAATACGACGTTGTGATGGATAGCGGGCCAGGCTACATCAGCAAGCGGATGCAGGCGGTCGATTCCATGATGCCGCTGTTGGCCGGCAACCCCGAGCTATTCAAGCTGGCTGGCGATCTGGTCTTCCGCAACATGGACTTCCCCGGCGCCGACGTCATTGCCGACCGCCTGGCGGCGAGCAACCCGCTGGCGCAGATTGACAAGAAATCCCCGATCCCGCCGCAGGTTCAGATGCAACTTGCGCAGAGCAAAGCGCAAATTGAACAGATGACCCAGCAGATGCAAGCGATGCAGCTGGAGATCAACAACCGCGCCCAGGTCGCGCAAATCCGCGAGGACGGTGCCACCAAGCGCACGCTCATGCAAGTGACAGCCAAGGCCCACGAGACCGAGGCCAGCAACGCCGAGCAGCGCAACACCGAAGAGATGAAGATCAGCGGGCGCGCCAACGAGACCGTCATCGAGAGCAATACCCGGCTTCAGATTGAGAGCATCAAGGGCAAGCTGGCCTTGCTGCTCGCCGAAATGCACCAAGGCACGCTTCATACCAGCAGCGCCGAGGCAATAGAACGAGCAATCTGATACTATCCAAAAACCTACCGGCGGGCGCACCGGGCAAAATCCTTGAGGTAACTCATGTCGGAAGTGCAAGAGCGGTTGGCCGCTAACGTGGTCACCAGCGAAAATCTAGCCGAGTTCAACTCGCAACGTTTAAACCTAGCTACACGCGAGGCGCCAGCTGCGGCTGCGGAGGAAACTCCCGCAGAGCCGGCTGAAGTCAGCGAGCAGAGTGGGCAAGACAGCGAAGAGAAGGAAGCGACAGCAGTAGAAGAAAGCAGCAAGCCTAATAAGCTGGAGAAGCGATTTACAGCACTGACCAAGCAGCGCGAGGAAGCCCGGCAAGACGCCGAGCGGGAGCGGGCAGCAAGGGAGGTCTTGGAATCAAAGGTTCGGGAGCTCGAGGGACGCAGCAGGCCGCAGGCAGGGCCGGCAGCAGCCACCGAGGAACCCCAGCCCAGTCAGTTCAGCGATGCGTTTGAGTACGCAAAAGCACTGGCGGAATTCTCCACCGAGCGGGCGCTACGGAATCGAGACAGGCAGGACGCAGAGCGCAAGGCGGCAGTTGATCGAGACAAGGTCATTGAGACTTGGAACACCAGGCTGTCGGCGGCTAAGGCGGACCTGCCAGATTTCGATGACATGGTGGCTAGCAGCGACGTACAGGTCAGCGACCAGGTGCGGGACGCGATACTCGACAGCGATGTGGGACCAAAAATCCTGTATCACTTGGCCGAGCATACCGACCTGGCAACGAAGTTGGCCGGAATGTCCACCGCAAGCGCTCTGCGAGAAATAGGCAAGCTCGAGGCACGGTTCGAGGCGAAAGCCGAGACCAAGCCGCTTTCTACGGTTGGCAAGTCCAAGGCGCCACCACCCATCAACCCCATCCGGGGCGGCGGGACTGGCACCGATGTAAAGATTGACAGCAACGGCGAGTTTCACGGCGACTACCAATCATGGCGGGCGGCGAGAATGGCCGGCAAAATCCGATAACTTTAAGGAATAACGAATCATGGCTAATACCCTGCTTACCATCAGCAAGATCACCAACGAGGCGTTGATGGTCTTGGAGAACTCACTTACCTTCACCAGCGAAGTTGAGCGCAATTACGACGACCAGTTCGCTGTCGTTGGCGCAAAGATCGGCAATACCTTGAACGTCCGCAGGCCGGGTCGCTTCATTGGTACAACCGGCCCAGCGCTGAACGTTGAAGACTTCAACGAAACCAGCGTGCCGGTGACGCTGTCGACCCAGTTCCACGTTGACACGCAGTTCTCGACGCAAGACTTGGCCCTGTCGTTGGACATGT